CGCAAACGAGGTGATGAACTCAACTATTGTTACACTACCACCTAATATGGATATCAATGACTACTACCTAGCCAATGGTGCTGAGGCTACCCGTAACCTGCTGATAGGAGAGTCTAATGAATGAGCGAGGAAATGGAACTAGCTCTGAGAATTTTGATAGAGAGCGGCTTCGTAGTGCTGAGTATAGACCCGGCTCACAAGCAGTTCGTGGTAACCCTGCCAGCAGTCCGTTAGCAGACCACGCTGCAGTAGTAGGTTATAGATCTCTCGGTGTCAATACCGATGACCTTGTATCGTTTATAGAATCCTTCGCTTCGCTTCGTGCCGGACGTGTTAAGAATGTAGGACACGATCAGTATGCGCTAGCAAGTGGACAGAAGTTCGAATCCTTTACTACCTCAGATACCATCAGAGAATTACTAGAGGAGATAGCTGATGCTAGTAACTACCTCGACTTCCTTGCTATCAAACTATTAAACATCCAACACACTATAGATTTGGTGCTACCTGACTGTGACTGAACTAGACCCTGCGGTATACGACTTAGTTCCTTCCGTTACTAATAGTATCCATCGCCGTTACAAGAACTTCATAGAGAAGGCAGACCTGGCTCAAGAGTGCTACGTATGGGCCACTGGTCGCGCCTACTATATCAACGAGCAGTTAGCAGAACCAGATCCTGAACAATACAAACATAACCTGCAACGTATCGCTTGGCAAATGCGTAGGGTAGCTGAGCGCTACGCTCGCAGACAGAAGGCTGAGAAGTCTGGCTACTCAGTAACAGATGAAACTTACTATGAGTCTGCCACTTTGGGCCAGTTACTACCATTCGTTATTGCTTCGGTAGTTGATGGAACAGTGTTAGAACAGATACAAGATATGATTCAAGATGGACAACCACGCGGCTCATCATCACCATCAGAGGGTGGCAACTTACTTGCAGTCCTGATAGATATTAAGAAGTCTTATTTGAAGTTAGAGCAGTCCGATAAGGACTTGCTACTGCTCAGACACCACGAAGGTCTTACCCTTCAGCAGATAGCTGAAGCATATGGTTGTGCTTTATCTACCGCCGATAGGCGTTGTGCTAATTCACTTCGCAAGTTGCAGAACCTACTTGGAGGAGATAGCCCTTGGCGATGAAAGAACTAGAACTATTTAATTACTTACAGGAAAGTTTATATCCTGATCTGGTAAAGAGTGAAGGTATCTATGATTCATTCGACTGTATCAGTCAGCAAGCAGGACATTACATAGAACTTAAGTGCCGCCATACCCACTACCCTACGCTTTTGATTGAGGAGATGAAGTATCGCAAACTCATAACACAGAGCGCTGAACGTGATCTCATTCCCTTCTACATTAACTCCACTCCGCAGGGTATCTATTCCTTTGACCTAATGGATATACCAGAGCCGGAGTGGGTAACGCATTGGATGCCGGTTACATCAGAGTTTGCTAATCGCAGTAAGGTAGAGAAGTTAGTAGGATACCTAGATATAGAGGAAGCTATCAAACTATGATTTATGATTACAAGTGTAAGTGTGGTTCGACCTTACAAGTAGAGCGCTCTATTCACGAGGAAGCTAGCAACCCTGTTTGCTATGACTGCCACGAAAGTATGGAGAAAGTATGGTCCTCTCCCCCTATAACTTTTAAAGGTAAGGGTTTCTACTCTACGGATAACCCAAAGTAAATAGTAAAGCCCCACCTGACGGATTGGTGGGGCTTACTTATGCGGGGACGGAAAGAGGGTTTACATCAACCCGCAATATCAAAGGTATCACAGATACCCTGAACAATCCATTCAACAACAGGAACTGCTACTGCATTTCCCATCTGCTTATATCTATGTGTATCGGGTTGTCCTTCAGTCCACCCATCAGGAAAACCTTGGAGTCTTTCACACTCTAACGGCGTAAGTCTACGAACGATAGCCTCATCGTTTACTAGTGGCATATTGTTTCCTCCTGTTCCCATCCTCGCCTGTAAAGTATTGATTTTGTCATCTTGAAGTCTTATATCATTTACTCTATTGCCATAGAAAACAAATAAAGTTTGGTCATTACTGGTAGCTATAGTTAAACTCCTATCTTCGGAAAGTAAAGCGCCTTTACCCCCCCCTGGTTTACCTGCTCGCATACGGACAAGGATAGCAACAGTTGCCCGAATATCTCCATTATCAAATGCGTTCAAGGTCGGCACTACCCCCCCCCTCAATCCACGTTTCATAGTCTTCATTAGTCTGCGCTCTGCGCCGCTTGGTGAACCACAAGGTTCTCGCTTCCTCCACCTAAATCACCGCCGTTAGCTCGTAAAGTTCCAATACCTTCGGTGTATCCACCAAAAGATGATGAAGTTACGACGATATTATCTTCAGGTCTTTTGTATGTGGTGGCAGTAATGGTTGTTACTCCTTCGGTATATCCTGCAAAACTCGACTGACCAAAGCTTCTTGCAGCGCTGGTGGAAGCATCTTGCCCCTGCGACTTGATCTCCGTAGGATTCCTTCGCAAGCTTTTGGGCTTAAATAATACTTCGTCTGGACCTCTTGCCCCTGAAGAACGTCGGCCAACGATGAAGACACGGCGCCGTCTTTGGGGAACTCCGAAGTGCTGAGCGTCAAGAGTCCTCCAGGCAACAGAATACCCGAGGTCTGCCATCGTCCCGAGGACGACTCCAAAATCTTTTCCTTCGTTACTGGATAACAGACCAGGGACGTTTTCGAGTATGAACCATTCTGTTTGCGTTTCTTCCACAACTCGGGCAATCTCCCAGAATAACCCGCTTCGTTCGCCAGCCAAGCCAGCCCTTTTGCCAGCAACGCTGAGGTCTTGGCAGGGAAATCCTCCTGTAATAATTCCTCTGCTTGGATTAAATCCGACATTTATTAAGTCCTTTCCCGTTACTGTCGTTACATCATTGAATTGTTTTGCGTTAGGGAACTTACGTTCCAATAGAACCTGACAATGTTTATCTATCTCCACGTTGGCAACAACATTAACTCCGTTGCGTTCCATAGCCAGATCAAAGCCACCTACTCCTGCGAATAGCGATACTCCTGTTAGCATTTAATCTCCTCAGTAGTAGTTGTGCCTTCTCTGAAATGAGTCGGCTCTACAAGGTGTGTCGTATCTGTGGTCAATGTATCTAAGACCTCGTAAGATTTGCGTAGCAGGATCTCTGCTTGTTTCTCCAAGGTGTTGAGCAATGCCGAAAGCTGTTGATCTTGGCTTGCCTTTACTATCGAGAGGGCGGGCATAGTTATCAAATTTTGCCTCACGGGTCCAAAGGGACTCAAGGCAGCGCCATTGCTCTCCCTGCCACCCAAAAGCAAGGTAAGCGTAACTCTTGGCGAGCTTTTTGTTCTGTAACTTTTGCTCATAAGTTGCCGGTCCGTGATTGATTACTGGTTTGCTCCGGTGTATCTCTACCTTTATTGGTATCGGTCCTGGTGTGAGTGTCCACACTAGAAGTAGTATTGCCGTCAAGGTCAATCCAAGTCTTCCCCTGCGTGTAATCATTCTCTTTCTCCTGTTCAAAATAAAGTCTATATTCCTCACGATGAGCCTTTGCTAACTTGACTAGCGCTCTCCCTCTCGCTCGCTGGTAGTTGCGCTGTCTTACTGACATCTTGACGGCAGTAGCTAACCTTCTATTCTCCATCTATCTTTTCCTCTCCAGCTATGATCAAAGTAGCAATTGACAATACAATTATTATACCAATGGCTAAGGTCATCGGGTAATCCTTTCAAGGGTATTGTTTATAGTGGCTAGTATTAGATAGGTTATATCTATCGGCTCGCCTACTATCGAGGCGTCCTCGCCCTCCTCCGCCCAAGCAGTAACGAATATGCGTGAGTTGAAGGGTGAGTTGCGCCAATACTTGACGCACTCAGTTACATCTCCCCCTCCCCATATGGCTATCCCTTGCTCATCTACCACTTCATAAAAGGTTACGTTCGTGGTCTTACCTTTGAAGCTGATTACATTACTCATCTTTCCCTCCGTAATTAGGTTGGTTAGGTAGGCAGCCGACACAATGAGGTGCGCCAGACATAGTTAGATTACCCTGAGCATCTGCCCATACCACATCGTCATTATCAAAATCATCCTTACATTTATCGCAAGTTACATTACTCATTACTCCCCCTCTTTCTCATTGTCGTAATCTAATAATACCTCTTGGCACTCTTCACACTCTACGGCTACGCCTACTGCTTCGCCGTCTAGCCCCGTGTATCGGGCTACTACTACATTATGGGCATAGTGCTTATACAGTTCTTCAAAATTCGTTGCGCTCATCATCTCCCTCTCTCTCTTTTAGTTGTAGTTCTGCTAGCGCGTGGGTCATCCGCATTATGTTACGCATACCCATATCGGTATTGCCTGAGAATATCTGCTGAATAGCTAGCTTCTCGCAGAGATCCGCCTTAGCCTGGTAATACTCCGGTGTTGGCTTACTCATCTGCCCCCACCTCTTTCCATACGTTAGTGTTACCTTGAAATTCCACGTCAGTATCCGCGTCAAGATTTGGGAATGACGGGAACTCAAAGTATTCCAGGGTTTTCTCTATATCATCTGTATTTATCACGTAGTTAAACGTCATAGTTATCTCATACTTAGACATTAGCTTCCTCTCCTACTGGTTCAGTTTTGCCTTCTTTAATACACTCTAGGCAGATACTCCAAGCCCCGTTATCGTCATACCAATCAAAGTCTGCTGGTGTTTCACAGAATACACATTTACGCATTAGCTTCCACCTTTTCAGCTTGTTTGACATCCCAAAGTTCCCATAGGTCTAAATCATCTGCCCAATCAGGTTGATCAATTAGGTGGTGATTTTCTAGCCAATCAATATAAGAGTTCTTGTCAGAGGAATACATATTGACTACATATTCCTTGCCTTCATTCTCTATGTAAAGCGTGTAGCAGGTTTCCATTGTTCTTTCAGTTGCTTTTGTTACTTTCATTTCTTTTCCCTCTTTCATTATTGGTTACGCAGAGAGGCTATCTCTCTGGCGTCCTCGTTCTCTTGCTCGTCCTTATCTTTATCTCTCTCGTCCTCGTCCAGATCCCAATCTGGTTCGCCGTCATTCATCATCCCACTACCTCGCATATGTCGCATAAGTTTTCAATACAACAGATAGTTTCAACCGAGCAATAACCGCACCAATCTTCATTAAGATTACAATTAGTTTTCTCGCCCTCTCCCTCTGCGACTTCCCGAATTAAATCATTGATCGTTTTATCCATTACTCTTTCCTCTCTCTAGTCTATGTTTGTATCGTAGCTAATGCCACAATCCTTGCAGCTAAAAACTGCCATATTACCCTTGCCATAAGGCTCGATTGTTACCTTAATCGGTTTATCACAATCGGCGCACGTCATTGGTTGCCCCATTACTTCCCCTCCTCCTCACACTTGTCGCAAAATTTATTCTCGCTTCCTCCTTCTATGCCGTCTAAAAAGATTAATTTACATTTCGGGCAGATAGTTGCCCCGAATACCGCAAAACCTAGCCCCGCCTTTAATCCTTGTTCGGTTATCTTAGTAAGTTCCATTTATTCCTCGCCCTCTCTTTCATTTACGAAGTTGTTAAAATCTAGTGCTAAGTAAGTGATTCCCCACAGAGCCAATAGACTCATAAATAAAGCTGTAATGGTGAAACTAATCATCGCTCGCCCTCTCTCTCTTTCGTGTGTAGGTTAGTCTAGCATAGGTTTGGGCGTTCGCCCTCGCCCTCTTGCCTGGAAAATACCGGCATTGCTGCCGATCTTTTTTCTTCTTTTCTAAAGCTCTATTTACCGCCCCACATTTGAACGAGTTCTCTCGCTGTAATTGGGCGATTTGCTTCGGGTGTTTGTGCGTAACAATCCACACACAAGCCCGAAGGGAAAACCGCCAAGGGGTGAACCTCATTCGCACATTTTGAACACTTAACCATTGTTAAACCGCCTTTCTTTCTTGGTATTTCTCGTAGGTTTTAAACATTTCGCTTTTCTTAGTTTCACTCTTGGAAGAATAGAAATCAAATCCCATTTCTTCGGCGATTGACCACAAACCGCGACTCTTGCCCTCTTGTGGTAGGTAGCCAAGTTCTAAGAGTTTCTTTTGTGCCTCGTATTCAAACTGTGAGCCGTAGCCATATTGAAAAGGTAAAATCGCAACTTGCCCACCATCTACCCAAATTCGGGCAGAAAAATAAGAGTTTCCATTTACCTTGTCGAACCATTCCCGCCCCTCAATGAATAAAGAACGGGTAATTTTAGGTTTTAGGGCGTCGTTCACATTACGAACCGCACCCAAATCAACACCGCCGATGTTGTAAGTGATTAATTCATCTTCGGCGGGTGTGCCTAGTTCGTAGCGTTTCCAATCGTAAATAGTGGCGATAGCTCCATCTTCAAACCTTATGCCCCATTCAATAGTGATTTTCCCATCGAATTCGTTTTCGTATTGGGTAGGTTCGCCGAAGGCGTTCGTTAGTTTTGCGCGGGTAGTTAAAACGCTACCTTGTAGCCAAGTTCCCGATGTTTCTTCTGTTCTTGTAATCATTAGTTCTTTTCCTTTCCTAGTTGTGAGCAGATTTCCTCAACAGATAAAACCATTAAATCCCAAGTTTTCTTTTCGATGTTGTTGTCGAAGTTAGGGAATACTTTAAATATTGCTTCGCTTATTCCTTCGATTAGTTCATCAAAAGCAACATCGCAAGAGTGAGAATTATTAAAATAATTACCACAAGCACCGCAGAGTTTTTTCTCTTTACACTTGTAACAGGTGAACTCAATAAATGAGCCGTAACGGACAACCGCTTCGCCTTGTTCTAATTCTTTTACTTCATCACAAACTAAACAGCATTGAGTTTCGCCTAGTGTTAAATCTTTTTCTAGCATTTGTTTTCCTCTTTCATCGAAGGGGGTTTCGGATGTCCTTCAATAGGTAGAGGGTAACAGAAAAAAGAAAGGCGTGTCTAGTCTATCTTTTGGGTTTCATTTCTTTTTATTTGAGCAGAAAGCTTTGGACATTTGTCCAGCATTTGTCCAAGCCTGGATGATTACTTGAGAGTTAGACATTTGCCACAAGCTTTGTAAGATCTTTTTTGTGTGTTCATCGGTGGGCAATTGGTGGGCAGATTGGGGCGCTATCGGTTAGGCGTCGAAGGGTTAGGAGATTGGATTGGTTAGTGAAAATGCGCCGATTAAATAGCAAGCCCGCCTCACGGCACTAACCGCCCCACTTGCCGTTCATCGCCACCAATACGGGCAGGGCAGGGCAAAACCGAAACGGCTACGGCTTAGGAAAACAGACCCCCCCTTGTTTAAGTGGCGGTGGTGTTGTATTGTGTAGCACGAATAAATATTTTGACTAAAGTGAGATCCCCGTAATTAGACAGTAGGCCCCCCATCTGTATAGGTATTTAGTGAGTTGTAACACAAATAAAAGATTTATTTGTAAAAAGCGGGAAATGCTTAAAATTTACTGCCTTATACAGTATAGGGAGCAAATCTTTATACGCTTTGATTTGCGACCACGGTTGGCCTCTGGCGAGGCCCCCTAGGGCTGAGCCTAGTTTTACCCCTCAGTTCGCTGTGGCTCCTTCGGGCGCTAAGCCCGAACAGTTGCGGTGCTGCGCACCGCTTTTAATTGGGATAGTTCTATTAAAATGCTAGACGCCTAGTAATAATCTCCCCTAGTATAGGAATCTTTGATTCCGGCAGACGAGCTACGCCTCGTCGCTAAAATAAAAATTTCGCGCCTTGCGGCGCTTTAGGAGATGACGTGGCAGAAAACTCAGCAGATATAGCCAAGAGGATTATCCTTGGCTGTATAGCAGAAGGTATGACCGTAGACGCCGCTTGTGCCTCGGCTGGCAAGTCTATGAAGACTTATGAATATTACCGGCGCACCGATAAGGTCTTCGCCGACAAGATGGATCGCACTAGGCTAGGTCTGAAGGATAAGGCTTTTGCCTCCGGCGATGTCCACGATATAACCTTCGCCGAGTTTAGACAGCGCTTCTTAAACTCCAAGACTTTCGGTCATCAGCAAAATATCGTAGATGTAATTGAGGGCCGTGAGCCTTCGTGGCTACACCCATCTATGAAGTATGAACCTGGCCTATCTGATAATAGAATCCTTATTAACATCCCGCCAAACCACGCCAAGTCTATGACGATAACCGTTGACTACGTTACTTGGCAGGTAGCTCGTAATCCTAACTTTAGAGTCTTGATAGTTTCCCAGACTCAACGCCTAGCCTCCGACTTTCTCTACGCCATAAAGCAACGCCTAACACATCCAATGTATCAGGACCTTCAAAGTGCATATGCTGCTGGCGTAGGGTTCAATTCTAAGTCAGCCTCCTGGCAAGCAACTCGAATCACCTTCGGTGATGAACTACGTGAGTCCGGTGAAAAAGACCCAAACATTGAGGCTGTTGGTATCGGCGGTCAGATTTACGGTAAACGTGCCGATATGATTATTGTAGACGATGCTGTAACACTGAGCAACGCAAATGACTTTGAACGCCAGATCAAGTGGTTAACACAGGACGTCAGGTCCCGTCTTAACCCTACTGGTAAACTTATTATTATCGGAACCCGCGTTGCCTCTGTAGATCTCTACAAGGAACTACGCAATGAAGATAGATACCCAGGCGGCTTAGTCCCTTGGAAGTATCTGGCTATGCCAGCTCTGCTTACGGCTGATGAAGACCCCGACAAGTGGGAAACTCTTTGGCCTTACTCTGATGCACCATTCGATGGGCAGACCGAAGTAGAACTGACACCAGATGGCCTATACCCTCGCTGGTCTGGACGTAACCTTTATAACGAACGCCAAGCAATGGACGCTTCTACTTGGGCTTTGGTATATCAACAACAAGATGTATCAGAGAACGCATCCTTTGACCCAGTATGTGTTCGTGGTTCTATTGATGGTATGCGTAAGTCTGGCCCATTAACTGCCGGACATCCTGGACATCCACGAGATTTAAACGGCTTTAGTATTATCTGCGGTTTAGACCCTGCGATGATTGGCGATACTGCAGCTATCTGCTATGCCATTGACCGATCAACCAAGAAAAGGTATATCGTAGATGCTATTAAGATTAGCCGTCCGTCTCCAGCCGCTATCCGTAATCTTATTTTTGATTGGACATCCCTCTACTCTCCGAGTGAATGGATCGTCGAAAAGAACGCCTTCCAATCCTTCTTAACACAAGACGAAGGTATCCGACAACACTTAGCTTCTAAGGGTGTGCAGTTTAAAGAACACCATACTGGTAACAACAAATGGGATAGCGGATTTGGTGTAGCTTCTATGTCTACCCTCTTTGGAACTAAACAGTTTGATGGCAAGCACCATAGAGATAATCTAATACATCTACCATCAGACCAGACCGAGAACATCAAGGCTTTGATAGAGCAGTTGATTACCTGGACACCTACCACTAAGGGTAAAACCGATATGGTAATGGCTCTCTGGTTCTGTGAGATTAGAGCAAGAGAAATGATTAACTATGGTAACTATGCTACCCACCATATGAAGAACCCGTTCTTATCTCGCCACGAGATAGGTAAGCGAACAGTCATCAACTTAGATGAAGCCTTCGCAGAACAAAACAAAATGAGAATAATCTAAGGAGAAGAC